CTAAAGCATATAACACTAGATTAAGCGCCTCATTCATTGACATGAAAAATCTAGTCATATTTGGATCTGTTATTGTTAGTGGCTTTCCCTCACTTGCTAACTTTTTAAAGTAAGGAACGACACTGCCGTTTGAACCCAACACATTTCCATATCTAGTCAATACAATAGTTGTATCTTCACTGTTAACATTTTGACACATTTGTTCCATAGCCATTTTGCTAGTGCCATATATCGTCGTGGCGTTTGTTGCCTTGTCGGTAGATAAACATACCAACTTATTAACTTTGTTGTTTATACACCCTTGTATCACATTCATAGAGCCTAATATGTTGGTCTTTATACATTCAAACGGATTTTGTTGGCATTTATCAATGAACTTCATTGCTGCACTGTGCATGCATATATCGACATCTTGTAAAGCCTTTGATACCGCTTCATAATCTCTTATGTCGCCAATGATAAATTTTAATCTATTATCGTTGTATAACCCACCTAGAACATATTGACTTTTCTCACTTCTTGAAAATATGCGTATTTCCTTAACGCCTAATTCCAATAATCTTCCAACCATTGCCGTAGCAAAACTTCCCGAACCTGTGATTAAAACTGTCTTGTCTTTCATTCTATCACTCCTTAATCATCTAATTGATAGGAACTGTGTCGCCACAATTCCCATAGTATTAACTGATTATGTTTGAACCTGATACATAGATTGCATTAACTTTTTGGTTAATTACAAACGCATCAAATATAATTCTTCCTTCAACAACAACACCAGAAAATCCTTGAACATTTGTTCTAACAAAATATTCGCTTAATTTTTCTGCTGCAACAGTTGCAGATGGATGAGTAATAATAAAATCAACGTTTGCTGCAAGATATGAACTTGGAACAGCGACTAACTTAACGCCGTCAACCATTCCAACCATTCCATTAACTCTTTCATTCATTGCTACTTCAGAAGCTAACATGAAGCTAGTATCCTTTTTAATAAATGAATAGAAAGCGTATGAACAGAATGCGATTCTTCCAGCAACTGGAACTTTAGCATCGCCTAATTTTTCTTGTCCAGCTAGGAATTTGCTATAAGCATTTGTAGCTGAAGTAGTTGCATAAGCATAGTAACCATTAGCGATAGCTGCAGTATACATTTTGCGTAATCTGTAAGTATCGATAACTGGAGTGATTTGTTCGTCGATTTCCATTTTTAAGAATTCGCCGGCTTTAACAGCTCCATTTGTACTTTCTAAAGTGTATTTATCAATAGAAGTTGAGAAACTCTTATCGTTTGCAAGTAACATAGTTTGAACTACATTTTGCAATTCTGATGGAGTACCATATCTATTTGAAGTTGCTGATTTGTTATAATCTGCTAGAGCTTGAGTTGTGATTCCAAATACATTGATTGTATTTACTCCAGACCAGTCAAAATCTTTATTTACTGCTGATTCTGTTAATGATTTAAGAGTAAATGCTTTTGCGATTGATGAAGCATATTTGCTTGCATAGTTTACTGCCATTTAATTTCATTCCCTTTTTGCGCACTGAATTATTGCCCAAGTAGACCTGTTAAGAAGTCATCTTGTTTTTCAACAACAACTCCTCCATGCTCAGTCGTTCCCTTTACAGGACTTGACTTTTCATTGCTCTCATTTTGTTTAAGCAATGCTAATTGTTTTTTTAATTGTTCATTCTCATATTTTGTATAAGCTGTTAACAAGTTACTCTTTTCTGCATCCACGAATACCTCTTTGGGTATTGTCTTAACATCTATGTTTGGGTATGCTTGTAAAAATAAATCATTCTCGGCTTCTTTAGCCTTTGACTTTGCTAGTTCATCTTGTTGATTTTTAATATTCAACTTCTCCTGTGCTAATTCTTTAGCCATGCGGTTAGTTTCAATAACTTTTCTAGCAATAGTTTCGGCAACACCATTTTCTACCATCTCATTCACTTCGGCTTCTTCTTGTTCTTTAGCCTGTGTAACTTCATAGTCTTTTAATGCTTTGATATATTCGGCAGGTGTCATTCCGTTTTCTTTTGATTTTTCACGAATATAAATCATTTCATCAGAGTTTTCTAATTCCTCAATCTTCTTACTCTTGCGGTCATAATCTAATCCTTTTTGGTAGTTCTTTATTACATCGTCTACGCTATCAATAACAACTTCTTGATCCATGTATTTAACATTTTCTTTTAGTTTGTTTAATAGTGGCGCGTAATCTACCTCCTGTTCTTTAGTTTCGGCTGGTGTGCTTACTTCTTCGGTAGCGGGTGCAACAGTTTCTCCTGTTTCCTTATCTTCATCATCATTGTCAATAAAATCAGATGCATCAATAAGTATTGCGTCTGCCTCGTTTGGTATAACTTGGTTTTCTGCTTCGTTCATAAGTTTTCTCCTTCTTTGCTATGGTTGGCAATATGTGTTCTTTAATGTCTGCACTAAAAGACATAATCTATAAAAAGAGTTTGTGGTCTATGACTACTTCTCTATTTACCCATTGAATTTAAAATGTCTTGCATATCTTTTAAGTCGGCATTATATTTCTCAACAATTCCATCTCTCTCGGCGCTATATGCTTCGATAGTTTCTTTCAATTCCTTTTTGTTGTATCTTTTTGTGTCGATAATCACTTCGGCTTTGTCGCCATCTACAAGCATCATTTCTTTGATACCGTGTACTGTATAATCGTTTCCTGATATTTTACAAGACTCGTATCTCATTTAATTTCCTCCTATATTTTATTGTGGCATTGGGGCAGGAGAACTCTGTGATTGTCCTTCACCCTGTGCCATCATCGCTTCAACTTGTTTCTCTAATTCAGCATCTGGTAATTTCTTTAACTCGGCTTGTATTTCAAGTGGTAAAGTATCAATAAACGCAAGCATTTGTTCATACTTGGCATCCTTTTGTTTTTGTTCTTCGCCACTTACTATTCCCATTCTTGCCTTAATTTCTTCTACCAACTCTTTAACTTTTGGTATTGTATATTCAGGTAATCTTTCAAGATAATCAACTGCTGTAATAGCACCAATGTTTAGTAAGTCTTTCAATTCTTTGATTGAAGATAGTTCGCTAGCATAACCTATTGCACCAACATCAATTCTCTTTGAAGTGTTTAAGTCTTTAATCTTGCTAAAATCATATTGAACTATTCCAACATTTTCGCCTTTAGTTATTTTAACGGGTCTAATGCCATATTTAGTTCCAATCATATCTAGCAAGTTATCAACGAATTGCTCCGTGAACTCATAAAGATTTGAGCGTGTATTTTCAAGAGGAACAGCGGTTAGTTTTTCAGCTAATGCCATAGCACTTGTATTATCTGCATTAGTATTTCCAACGGCAGCATCATTTATTCCAAGCATATCTTTTGTGTAGTCCATAATAAGTTGAATGACTTGTATAACCATTGCAGCAGGTTGTCCTACTTCGCTATAAGCAAATACATTGTTGACACTCTCGCCAACTTGCATATTCTTTAATGCTATTGCCTTGCCTATTTCGTTTGTTGGGGCATTCATTCGATCCGCATTGTAAAACAATGTAGGGAATGCAGTTTTCATTACTGAATAGATAATCATAGCAAGTAGTTTATTGATAGCAATTTGGTTTGGTATTAAGCCTGTTGCTCCCGCTCTACCGTGGTATTGGTTCTTTTGTTTCTTATAATTCATCCAAGCTATTGGGTATCTTGATAATTCAGTATCAACGTCTTTGTAGATATAAGCATTCTTAACGCATTTAGTAGCAAGAACATGTCCTGTCTTTTTGTCTTTCTTGTAGATGATGATATATAATGCTTTGCCATATTTGTCGGCATCTATTTCTATCTTGCCGTTATCTCCCGCTTGGTATTGAACTTCAAAATCATTCTCAATGTTTTCACCTTGTTTGTTGACTTTGTATTCCATTGCTTCATCTTTTAAAACAGATGCAACTTCACGACCAACAATTATAATCCAAGGTTGTATTTGTGGGTTTGAATTATTAGCATTGCCAAACATTATATTTGGTCCATCAACTAACTCGGCACATATCTTTCCTTTGAACTGTTCGTATTTAGCACCCTTTAATGGTTTTGCTTTAGCATCCCAATAGTCATGCAAACACATATCGCCCATATCAAATGCATCGCCTAGTCCTTCACGAACTTTGAACTCATACTTAATTTCATCAAATATGTTTCTTATCTCGGCATTAGCCATATCACTTGCTTCAATTTCTTGCTGCATTTCAGGAGTTCTTTCTTTTTCATCTGCTGTGTATTCCATTGGTTGTATTGTTGCACTGATAGAAGTTGATGTAAGGTTAGCAACAGTGTGTTGTTTTGCTTTTTGAATTACTGGTATCATTGGCTTTGATATATCTTCGGCTTGCACATTTCTCCACTGATCGTCATTAGCAAATGCTATGTTGACATCGATGGTTTCATAGTAAGACTTGTCGCCAATTATAAGTGCGTTGTTATAAACAACACCCGCTTCATATAACTTCCATTCTTCTAATACATTTGTATCTCTCACTCTTTATACCCCCTTGTCGCTATTGTTTCGTTGTAGTTAAACAACTTATTCCACGATTCTTCTTCGTGTTGTCTGCGCTTTAATTCCTTTTCATCAAGTGTTTCTATTTTGGCAATCTTTGGTAGTTTCAAGTAGACTATAAAGCCTGTTTCTAAAATAGTTATTATCAATAAAATAATTTCCATATTGTTCCTCCTTAATATTTAAAGAATGAGTTGTCTGGCTCGTGTCCTGCAAGAGCTTCAACAGTTTGTATATATTTAGTTTGTGCTATAACATCGTGTTCGCTTGGGTTATACACCGCGGCGTTTATTCCCTTGAGCCTATTAAGTGCTTGGGACATTCCGTCAACCTCGTCATCGTGGGTTGCATTTGGGAATGACACACACTCATTTATAAAATCGTTGACCCATTTTGTTTGTGGTAAGTAAACATTGCCACTCTCTATCATTGGGCTTATTGCGTTTACTCTTGCCACTTTTCCACCCTCAGGGTTGATAGGTATAACTCCGTGCATTTCCTTTTGTAGCATTGATATAATGGCACTTCCATTTGCCTTATCTTCAATCAGTATGGCATTGTAGTTTGCGTGTTTCATCACCATATTTTTAATTGCTTGTAAGGTTGTTGGAAAGTCCATTCGTTCCTTTATTCTATCTATCAAGTAGCAGTTGGCATTTATCTTTCCCCACACTTGTATAGCTACAAAATCATTATTGTCGCCATCTTTAAATGTGGCATCAACACTGATTACTTTATAAGCAATAGTTGGTAGTTCTTTGTAATACTTGAACCAACTTCTCTTAATCATATTTCCTTCAAGTGCTGTTGGTCTACCTTGAAACAATGCATTCCAAGTCATTGAACCCTCTTGGCTTGTATAACTCTCTTTAAAGTCTTTGAGCCAAGCATTGTCCTTACCTATCTCCGGGAATAGTGAGTCGCCTATTGCTCGCCCTAGTATGTCGTTTTCTTCAGCTTCGCAAGGTATGTTTACATAAGTCCATTTGTCCTTTTCGTATGTAAGTAACCTGCCTGCTAAATCATCTTCGTGCCATCGTGTTTGTATCAATATAACTGCTCCATTAGCACTTAATCGCGTGTTTAATGAGTTTAGCCATTCTTCCCACACTCTATCTCGATAGGTTTGTGAGTTGGCTTCCATTTTATTCTTAATTGGATCATCAATAATTATTAAGTCGGCGGGTTGTCCTGTTATTCCTGCCATTATTCCGCGACTTATCATTGAGCCTTTATATGTATCAATTTCGAACTCGGTATCACTTGAACTTGACTTTGATAACTCTATGCCAAATAAATCCTTGCCAAATTGTTCTATCTTTTGTTTGTTTCTTCTACCAAATCTTCGTGCCAAGTCATCGCCGTAAGACGCTTCTATAACTCGTTTGTCTGGGTACTTACCTAGATAGTAACTTGGTAATGTTTCGGTTACTGATTGGCTCTTTCCGTGCTGTGGAGGCATAGATATAATAAGCTTCTTTATATCTCCACTTAAAACCTTTTCAATATACTCGCACACCAAGTTTAAATGCTTACTTCGTAGCCATCTTCCTTCGTGAACATAATCTATATAGTCTATATAACTTCGTCTGGCAAGTTCTTTTCGCGCCTCTTGCTTAACATAATCAGGTATCATTTAATCACCCGCTAACTTTTTTAATTCCTCAACCGTTAATTCTTTGTAATTATTGATAGTTATCTCGGCTTTGCTTTCTTGTTTTTCAACAGCCTTTTCGCCAATTGTATCTCTAATAACCTCAAACGCTTTTACATCGCCCATCATTGCCTTTTTAATGACTGCCGTGCTTATCTTCTCTTGGTACTTGTTTGTCTTTAAAAGCAATAACAATTCCGCCTTTAATGTTCTTCTCTCGTCTAAAACTACCTTTGTCCTCTTGCCACCCATACTTGCGATTCTTCTTCGCTCTTCCAATGGTCTATCAGCTAAAGATATCAAGTTTTCTTTTGGCATTTATAACACTTCCTTTTATTGTCTACACTAATAATATACGCAGTAGTTATAAAAATATGTAAAAAAATAGCAATTTAATGCTATTTCCTTTATAAATCAATCATTTCTTTCATTTTTTCGAGTGCATTATCTTTGATTCGGCTTACTTGTGCTTGGTCAATGTTAAGTATCTCGGCAATGTCGCTTTGATTATATTCACATATACCAAACTCAAACAAGTTTCTAATGACAAATTGCTCTGTCTTGTCTAGGCTTTCAACCGCCTTTGCTAATTCCTCTTTAGTTTCTTTACTGACAATCTCATCTTCAACATCTATAATGCTTGGCACGATGTCGCCTAATGTTTGTTCGCTATTATCATACACGAAATCAATACTGCATTCTTCTCGTTGTCTTTTAATAGCGCTTTCTTTTCTTAATTCACTCAATATCTCATTCTCGCAACAGTTGTAAAGGTAGTTTCTAAACGATCCTTTGCTCTCGTCGAATGTGTTCTTTGCCTTGGCATAACCTATGTAGCACAGGTCAATATAATCTTCTCGCTTGTTATATAAGCCGTACTTTTTGAGCACAGCATACATCGTTCCCTCGTGTTCTATCATTCTATCTACCCTCTTTTTATTACTATTGTTTTGTTAAATTGTTTGCGATTTGGCATATCATAATCCATCTCAATCATATTTTTAAATATCATTGTTTCCGGAGTGAAAGATATTAAGTCGCCGTTCTCATCAGTCTTGATCGTTGGAAACATTGCCCCAACTGTGTTAATCAATTTCTTGCCTTCTTCAAATTGTGTTCTATCTTCCAAGCAAGGAACTTCATTGTAATAAACATCGTTAAATACAAATGAACAACTCTTGTGATGATGACCACAAAACATTATGTCCGGCTTCGTGCCACTTGGCATACTCTCGATTGTCTTTTGTCCTGAATAAGACACTGCATAACTTGAGCCATCTATTGGGTGGAACAAATCAATGTTGACATTGTTCATTTTAACTCGTGCTTTTTGGTTGCCTAAATAAATCATATCTGGGCGACTTGCAGCAATTATCTTGCCTACATCTACTCCAGCACTTTGGAAACTCCAACCATCGTGGTTGCCTGTTATAAAGTATGTTGTAATTCCATCTCGTTTTGGGTAGTTGTTTATTACATATTCGGCTTGTTCATCAGCACCAAACATAAACAACTCATATATTTGTTGTTGGCGTTTACTCATTCCGTCAGTGATGTCGCCACAATGTAAGACTGTTGTAATGCCTCGCTTGACACATTCATCATAGACATTGTTTAGTAGTGTAAGTTGTTGCTTTTTATTACATAAGTGGGTATCACTGACCACGCATATACTCAACGATTCTAAATCGC